TTCATCAGATACCCAATTTGAAAAATGGCTTACTATTCTAAGATAAGAAGAACTTGGATTTGAAAAATTATTCACCGACGTTACTGTTATTGTTCGTGTTCCATCAGCCGTCCATGTTTTTGTTACTGTTTTCCCATCAACGATAATGTCGTATGAGTAAGTTCTTGCCCTGCGGAAAACTATCGTTCCAGGATATTGTAAAAAATCCGTTGAATCGCTTACCATTTCATCTATTTTATGTGTAACGGTAATAGGTGACGAATAAAATGCATGGGAAGCCAAAGAGCTTCCTTTGATTTTATTATTCCATCCATCTGGTAAAGTTCCAGTTTTTAATTTTGAAATATGCGAATCAGAACTTTTCTTTAAGGTTGCTGAAAAACGAATCATCATTTGCGCTACCGTTTCTAACGTTGGTCCATATCCTTTTTGTACTAAACCCAGTGATTCATCCTGATCCATAAGTGATTCCCTGGATGGCGTAATAGGCTGCAAAAAATCGTAGTTTGACCATTCATAGCCTGTATGCGCGTTATCAGCAATGTGCGTGCCGGATAATAACAACCATGCACTTGTGTCGTTTGGCCCTCTCTGGCCGGTAACAGCGCCCGCACCTAAGCGTGGTGTCCACCCATACCCGCCTCCTATAGCCCCGAAATCATACCAATTAGACCAGACTTGCGGCGATAGATTATTTTGCGCGTAGCTGCCTGAACCTGAAACAATAAAATTACCTTTGCTGTCGTACGCTTTCCATTCTTGTGTAAAAACTTGATTAAATCCAGGTGCGTTATTTGATGTATAAGATATAAGCATCACCGGCCCGCCGGTGTACTTATCAGGATTAGGCATACTCACGCCCACGTAGTCCGTGCCTGTCGGTGTGGTGTAGCAGGTGTTCTTGAATGGATGGTACTCGACTATCACGCCTGACATTTCATCGGTAACGATGAAAACGCCCACCTTCTGAGCACTGCGCGTAGAGGTGACGCGGATTGCCGCCTGTATTTCTTCAACAGTCGGAGCGCCGCCGTTCTTGCTGATGACATGGGGGATCATACACGGCGCTTGGTTGAATTCGGCATAAAAGCAAGGCTGTCTAGCTCAAAGTCTGCGCCGCCTACGTTTTTTACCTCGTGCTGCCAGTTTACCCCGAATAATCCACGCCCAATATCCACCCTGGCAGGCTTCACGGTTGCCGTGGCTGCGCTGAACGTATAGGTATAGGACTGCCCCTCGACATTACAGGTCAATGTCATTGGCTGCGCGCTCATGGCGTTACAGTAGGCATTCGCCATGCTCTTGATGAATGAACCGTCGAACTGCTCCGTACTCAAGTCAGATATTCCAGTGGTGATCGTGGCGTTGATCGGCAGACCGTTATCGGTATCACCGGATAACAGGAAAATCCCAGCTTCGTTGCACCCGTAGTAGTTCTCCCCGATCCGGCAGAAGGAATTGAATTTGAAATCTGCGTATTGAGCGGCAGTAGCCGTGTTGAGATTGAATGACCAGCCATCTGAAAGGCGTTGGTAATACCCAATGTTAGCAGCACCTGATACCTTGCCGCCGCCGTGCATGGCAGTTTCAATCCAGTTGACCGCTGCGGTTGCCGTGCCGCTTATCTGCGCGCCGCCAGTCATCGCTTGAGCGTGGTGCAGAACCGAGATTGCTGCCACCAAAACTGCACCAGATACCTGAATTCCGCCTGCTGGAATATGCGAGAAGTTCAATACTGCGACTGAATCAACCAGTGCAGCGCCAGCCACTTTCGCCCCACCGCTCATATCATGCTGGTAACTCAGCATGGTTTGAAATACGATATTTGCTGCGCCGGATACCTTTGCTCCACCTGAAGCAGCTAGGCTAATCTTGATAGTTGAAAAGTCAGAGATAACCGCCGAGCCGCTGACTTTCGCCCCGCCTGATGGTTGGCTGGAGAAGGTCGTAACTATCGCGACCCCTGATGCCTGCGCCCCGCCGCTCCCAGCCATTTCTTTCCAGCCGTAAGTCACCGGCGCCGAGCCGCCAGATTGCGTGCCGCCCATCATTACCACTTGCGTTATTGTGACCTGAATCGCAGTGACCGTCGCCGTGCCTGATACTTTTACCCCGCCGCTACCTGATGCAATCCACGGATCAAGCGCAACGTCCGCCCATCCTGATACCCGCGCACCACCCGACATCGAATAACTTGTAGTGGATGCAATCGCCTCAGTGAATTCAGGTGATAACTGGACTCCACCGCCCGTATAATCGCCAAACAGCGCGGACAAGACAATGCCAGCGGGGGCTGATGGTTCTGCCATCAATACCGACAAAGCCAGCCCCGTCCGTGCGACGGGTTCGGCTAGTGCCACCGCTGGAAGAATGACAGGCATATCCGCCCCTTAAACCGAAATGGTCGCTTCGGTTAAATTGATTGTGCTGCCCGAGGTGATCGCCACCGTATCCAAAATGAAATTCGCCGCCGACGTGCCAACCGTGCCTTGCAATACATACGTTCCTTTGACAATACGTGCATAGGTTGCCGTGCCGGTTGCTACCGCTGCGCTCGATGCAAGCGCAGCGGTTAATGCTGAAGCGCCCCCCGCTGCTGCCGCCCACGGACTCGTTGCGCCATTAGTAAAACTCACTAGTAGCGTGCCGGTTGCGGCTAAATCTGCACTGGCAGGCGGCGTACCTGAATACACGTTCGTCACCGAACTGGTGCATAAACCAATCGTGGCCGCCGTCACATTCATCGCATTAGCAATCGCGTCCACCAGCGCGATATTCATCATCACTGCACCTAATACCTGCGGCATTTTAAAGCTGAAGGCTGTGACCGATAGCGGCGTACCTATCGTGGCAGTTAGTGAATCCAGGATTGCCCCGCCACCACCGCCGGACAAACTAACAGTAGTATCAATAATACCTACCTGATTTTGATTGTAGATGCGGATATTTGCCAGTGATGCTACTGTGGTCGATGGTGTGGCGCTTTTTGGTGTGCCTAATGTACTTACACCGACACTGGCTGCGGACATAGACGCGCCCAGGGCGAATGACGAAACGGCTGCAAACGGCAATGTTCCGGTTAAAGCCAGCGTAGGGTCGGGTTGTTGTGCGCCAGCATACGGAATGACAAACCTCGGTTGCACGTAGCTCAAACTCGTTGCCGCCCGCCCCGTTATGGTGTCAACAATGGCATTTTTGTATGCCGCACTCAGGTAGGTAGCCATGATCTACCTCTTAAACCTTGGATAACGTGATCTTCGGCGTGATAATGATCTGGTCGCCCGCGTACTGCACCACTTTGCCCGCGACAAAACGCTCCGCCCAAAGCAGCACGCCGGTTGTGGTATCTACGACAAAGTAACCGAACACTGTGACCGCCGTTCCTGCGCTGAATGTCCACGTCTGCGCCGCTTGTGAGGCTTCTGCCACACCGCCGTTTTGCGCGATTGTCCAACTCCCTTTAACCAGTGACTTCGCTGCGTAGCCGAGCGTTGCCATTTCGGTGTAAGTTGCCGCCACGTCTGTGTCAGCCGGGATAATGTCGTTAGTGAACAACTTGAGGATTTGATTGCCTGGCGTTGCAAAGCCCAGCATAAAGCCTAGGTTAGTGTTTTCTGATTCGGTTGGAACAATTAAAGCCATGATATTTCTCCTAAAAAATTAACCGCCTGCGATCAGGCCGGATACTTGTGTGTTATTTCCAACCACAACGAACTGCCTTGCGCCGTCCTTCTCTCGCACTATCGCAGCGACGTTATTCATTTCACCGGATGCGATACTTTTTTCTACCAGTAATTCGACAATTCCGCTATCTTTCCCTATGCATGGGCCACGAGAGGTCATCCAGATTGCATCTGTTGTATTCGGGATGGTGGTTGCCGAGTTAGCTTGCGCGCTGAATTCAAGGACAATGCGTTGCACTGCGTCTGGTTGTCCGGCCATTGGTAGAAAATAGGTATTGTCGGCACACACATAAATGCCATCAGTAACCGAAGCAATTACCGATACCGGCGCGAACTGATAGAAATTCTTACGCCGATCAACATGCTCATAATCTTGCGATTCGGTATACCATACAATATGCGTATCTGCTGCATCAATAATAAAAATCCAACCGTTGTAATGCGTCAAAGCACTACCGAATGGAGGGGGTGATAGGTGTAAGGTCCGCAATGCGTGACCGTTTACCGGTGTGTCTATGCTAGTGAATTGGTCGGTAGGATTGACTTCAGCAGCCAGATACAGCGTGTCGCCGTTATCGGCTGTGAGGTACAAACGTTTTTTAGTCACGTCCGCATTAACAGGATTCGGCATGGACAGTGTGGTGATACCGCCATTAACTAATAGGGTTATCGAGGTCAGCGTAGAATTACCAGATTCACGCCCGTCTGCCGCGACATAAGTGACGCACGCCTGATAAATACCAGCGGGTAGTACACCCGCTGAAGTTATTAACGTAGGTGCGGAAGTCGGATTATCAATTCCCCATGATTCCAGTACGCCATTATTGATCCTAGCGCGAGCCGTTGCACAGGTGAGATAGACTATGCTGTTGATTTTTTGGTAGCTGATACGGTTCGTATCGGCAGCAAATGCACCAAGAGCCACGCTTGCGTTACCCGGCACAAACCGATACAGCACGTTACTCAACACATAATAGGCTGTCACCCCGTCAGACCAAAGACTATGCGCTCCTGCCAGTGCTAGAGCCAGCGTTGAGCCTTTACGTCTGCGCAGTCGACCGGAGTCCAAAACATCGGCATTGACGATCCGGCGGGCTACATCATTCGATAATTCGGTATCAGCGTGGATATTATCCATCCCTTTGAAGCCGCTGAAATTAACGACGGTAGCCATTACCAGATCATCCGTGTGACTGGCAGGCGCTTATCACGGCGCTTGCGTTGCACGTTCGCGTCTGGCCGATAACCGAATGACTCAATGAATATCATTTCCTGCTCATCAGCTTTTGCCTTATCGAATCGGTCAGAGTCCTGTTTGAGTAGCGCGCAACGATATATCCACGGCATTAAGCGCAAGTGATAAAATGTTGGGATTTCAGGAGCAACCGTTGGCGCAGCAGTAGAAAGAGGCGTGAGTAGAGTTCTGTACACGGTCAGGTAAATTTTTGGCGTAATAAGAATTGTGGCTGCGGTCGGTATTGGCACAAGCCGTAGTGACTGCCCTGTAATAAAATAGCACTTCGGCACGCCGGTTTGTATTTCCCATTGCTGCCCTGGCAAATTACTGTAGCGGTTATCAATCTTGAAGGCAATCTCATTATCGAGCGATTCAACACTGGATTCTTCCAATTTGATACCAGCATAAGTGACGCGCTTCACCTTAATCACCGAGCCATTAAGTGCATAATCTGCCTGACCATTTACTAAGGTAATTTCACAACACACCGCCGTTGTACGATCCTCAATCAATAATGCACGTTCACATGCCTCATTCAAAGCAGAATTCAGGTATGATACAATTTCCGCATCTGTCCACGCATAGGGCGCGATCACGTCCTTGCGCTGCAATCTGAATTCAGCAATGAAGTCGGTGACGTTCATTTCGACATTTCATCCCAGATAGCGTCTGCTTCGCTACGAGATACGGTGAAACCAACACGTTCGCAGAGCTTGCCGATTGCCGGTTTACCTTGAGCGGTGAAATCTTCTTCATTGCTTCCTGACAGCATTGCATTCAACGCATCCACAATAACTTGTTTTCGATCAAAGGATGGCGTGTCGTCTTCTGGTGTGTCATTTACCCCTTCTGGCAAACAACCGTTTGCAATTGCTTCCTTATGAAAACGCTCATCCAGCACACAAGGCGCTACGGTAACAATGGCAGTTTGCCCGCTAGTCAGCGCGAGATACACATCTTCGTTAGAATTTGAACGGAATTTCATTTTTTAATCTCCTGAATAAAACCCCGGCGAACCGGGGTTGTGGTTAGGTTTAACCTTGGCTGAAAGAAGCACGGCCTTTGACGTAGTACTGCACGCTCAAAGTAGCTGCACCTGCGGTTGCTGCCGCGCCAACATAAGCGGGCGTTACATTCAGCACTTTTTCGGTATTGGTATGCACAAAGCCGGTCAGCGTCAGCGCGGTACGAGCTGCGATCTTGAGATCAACCGCAGTCGCATAACGAGTTCCTAGCGTGACATCACCCACGTTTAATGTGGCTGTTGTAGCAGTATTGAATGCAGTTGTGACGGTCAATGCGCCGCCAATAATAACTGCATTCTGCGGAATATCCATCGCGGCATAGGCCGTGGCGGTAGTTGGAATGTCGGCAAAGGTGAAGTCAACACTTGCTTGAATCACTTCTTGTCGGCCTGAGTTCTTGGTAATAGGCATGATGTTTCCTTTCGTTTAATTTAGATAGCGCAAGGCCGAAGCCTTGCGTAATTAGTTAGGCGATGTACGTGTCACAGGTGACAATACCGAAGTCTTGCACCGAGCCGTTGTAGATACTATAAAACTTAGGCTTGAGCAGACCGAGCATCTTGTCGATATTGATACCTTGCTGACTTCCGTACTGGAACTCTTTTTCATTCCATTCTGGCGATCCAATATCGGCCATACCAAGTGCTTGCGCACCACATAACAGCGACCTTGTGCCATTGACCGCACCACCTGCGCCCCACTTAGAGCCACTAATTGCGCCTTTAGTGGTGTAAACCAAGCGGTGTTCGTGGATCACAGCGCCGTCGATGGTGACTGTACCGCCTGTAAACCAAGGTGAATCCGTACCTTGCTTGGTTGCTACACCGACCACTGCGCGTTGGTAATCTGCATCTTTTTTCAAAGCTGCTAACGTGCCAGGCGCTACGAACAGCACGTAGTACTCCTTTCCGCCAGACATCAGCGGTTTGACGTAGTTTTCCTTGGCGTAGGCAATCAAATCAACGATCATCCGATAGCTTGGCAGGTACGTGCTGGCAATCGCGCCGGTTGACGACACCTGTAGGCTAGTGCCGTCATACATCAGCGAACGCTTTGACGATGGCGCAGACACATCAGCGGCAAAGGCCAGGTTAGGGAAAGGTGAGGCGGTGCGAGGCGCGCCGTTATTCATGAAAGCGTAGCTGATACCTGACATTGTGAGGAGTGCCAGTTGGTCAACACGGTTAGCCAGCCAGTAGGCCAGACGATCCTTACCCATTTCACGGAAGTTGATAACAGATTTCTGATCTGACAACTTACCTTTGTTGCGTACCGAGTGAGTTATCAGGTCAATGTTAAGCGCAATACTGTACGACTGCATTGCCTCTTCGTTGCCTTCTCGTTCGTTATCACCGATCACACCATCATCAACCAGATCAGCGACCAACTGCATCAGCACCTGCTCGCCTTTTTCGGTCTTGGTAAGTTCAGTGACGCGCTGAATGACGGCATTGTCGCCGCTACCCATGAATCGTTTAATAAACATCTGATCGCGCGCGGCTTGCCATACGTCGCGTGACCAGACAATTTTTTGTTGCGGGGTCAACCCCGAAAAATTAGTTAATCCACCAGCCATGATATTCTCCTTAAATTGATTGCGTAGTTACAGAACTGCTGTAGGCATACGCTGCCAATGCGAGAATTCATGATATTGTCAGCTATCAAGAGGCCGGACGTTTAACGCCTGTCTTTGGCGAAATCACCAGTTTAGGTGTGGGGTGAATCATTTTGGCTTATGCATCGCCGCGTAATTGTTTCTTTTCTGCTAAAGAGAGGTTTTCAAACTGATCATCTGACATTCCTGCCACGTTTACGCGCCCTGCTGTCGCCCTGTTTCCTGTGCCGACTTGTACCGACGGCGGCTGCAACATTGAATCTGCCGCACCCCGCGCCGTTGCCGCCGCACTTCTACTATCTGTTTTTCTACTTGAAATCTCACCAGATTGCAATACTTTTCCATTGCCCTCGGGTGAAAATAATGGCGCGATCTTCGCCACCGCTTCACGCAACGCCACATCCATAGCTACGCCTTTTGCAATCTTGCTGTCACGCAGCGCGATAATCAACTCCGTGGCTTCCGCCCCCTCTTCGGTATTCAGGTATGGGTAGGCTTCAAATGAGCGATCCGCTTCCGCCTGTAATGCAGACTCAGCCTGTTGCTGTAGGCTAAACTCTTGTCGTTGTGCGTTGCGGCTTTCAACTTCAGCTAACATCTGTTCACGCTGGTGAGCGTTAATTTCCCGGCGGATTACTTTCGCCGCTTCTACATCGCCTTCCATAAACGCATCAATATAGGCCTGTTCTTTGGCATCTTCGTCAAAGTTTGGCTCAACCTTCGTATCAACCTTTGGCGCACGCAATGATTCAATCACGCGGTTGGCTTCAGCAAGCGCTTCCTGAAGTTCATTTTTTTTGTGATTAACCTCGTCAAAGCGCGCTTTTGGAATATGGCTAGGCATAGGTTTAGCATCACTTTCATCCGCAACAACTGCTGGTGCTATCTCTTCCTTTGCCAACTCCTTGGAATTTTCAACAGCGAGTTCTGGATCAATCTTATCACCACGATCTTCAGGCTCTTTAGGCTCTGGATTGGCTTCACCTTCAGCGGCGATCACATCACCCTCTAAATCATCTTTAATATATTGCGACATCTTTAGTTCCTTTCAGTTTAGTTACACACGATCAAAAAATATGACATTACACGACACGGCGCGTCAATCAATAATTCCTTAAATCAGTTCATACTCTTACCCCGTCAGGTCGTTGTGTTTCAATTCCAGCCATTTCACCTATGCCAGGTGTTGCTGGCATAACAGGGGCTGGCGGCATTACCGGGTCGGTGTTAGTGGGTTGATTGACTTGTGGCACGGCCATACCTTGCGGTTGCGGATAGTTTGGATCGATACCGGCAGGATTTGGAGCCTGGTAGCCAGCCGATTGCATAATTGCATCAGCTATTGGCGCAACCTGCGGTATTTGTGCCACAACTTGACCGGCTTGCATTGAGGCGTAGGCCGATTCCACGCCAATCTTGACTTTGTTGGCAATCGAGGTATCAGCATCAGCATCCGTCTTGCGCGCTTGGGCTTTGAGCAATTCCGCTTTCGCTTCAAGTGTTGGATCGGCAGGTGCTGGCTGTATATTTGCCAGAATTTCATGTTTATCTTTATTAGTCAGATTACTGTAACGAATTACAGTCGCGTCTGGGATTGCTACACCCTCCTTACGCATTTCAAGCGCCTGCTGGAACTGACTATTTGCGAATGTGACATGCATCGGCTGCTCGGAAATCACCACGTCATACGTGCCGATTGTCAGGTCATTAAAATAACTGCCTGTTTCAGGCACAAACTTATTGATTTCCAACAAGGTTTCGATTTCCTTGCCGGTTATTGGGTCGGTATCAGTGATTTTGAACACACGGTAGCTGTCGTAATAACGCTGCACTAGCTTAATAATGCGCTTAGCCAACAGTAAACGGGTATAGGCTAAGTTGTCCTGCGGGATCGCCAGTTGCTGTTGGCTGGCGAATTGATCGGCCTGTTTCGCTACACCAGAAACCGAACTTCCCTGCAATCCTCGCATCGAGTCCGGTACTGTTACATCTTTAAGCGCCTGAGTAGCACGATCAATCAACCTATCAACCCCTGTCGGCACTTGATTTGGCTGTATTTTTGTAGGCTGGTTTGAGCCTTTTTTATGTTCCAGCACCAGCCCGGTCATCGCTCCGATTTCGGTTAGCTCGTCAGTGTCCATGTTGGTTAAACTATTTTCCTCAACTACCCACCCTGAATTTGCTGAGCTGTTGATAATATGAACAAACTGCGATACCGCTTTATTTAGCGCCTCTTGTGGGCCGATTGCGTTGTCCACCATTCCGCGTGTCTTGCCGCGACGGAAATAGCTGAAATAAGGAATAATGGTAAAATGTTCGTATGGACTGTACTCATCAAACAATGTTGCGCAGTACGTGGATACTGTCCATCTGATTCTTTTGCGCATCCGACTGGCTTTGACTGCACCTCTAGCTTGAGCATCGGCCAGTTGTGCTGTGGTCATATCTGCAATAATCTTAATATCGCCCGATTCAGGATAGACCATGCACGGGGTTTGTTCATAAACGAATTTCTGACGATCAACAATGCGATACCTTTTGATGTTATCGGTGTCGTTGCTATTGGTGTAGGCATCGTATAATCCGTAACGCCCTTGCACTAAATTACCGAACTTATTGCGGTCTGGCTCTGCGTCTAGCGTGCCGAAGTCGGCAGACGAATCATAGGTTTGTTCCGCTTTATCTCTAGCCTTTGCCCCGTACCGTTGCTCAATCTGTCCTAAACTCAGCCAGCGTGTGATAATCACATCCGCCCACTTATCAGGATCGTAGTTTTTTGCATCTGGGTCAGGGATAACATCCATGGGATCGAGCGTTTCAACCTCAATTTCTCCCTTGATATTCTTGTCGAAGTTAACTCTTATATCATAATAGCCGCGCTGCTCAATCAATCCATCTGAATACAGTTGGGTTTCGTGCCAATGTAAAGCTATTTGGTCACACACCTGTTTCACGACTTTGCTTAGTATCGTGGCCTTATCCATATCCGACTCTCCACCACGCGGCCTGAATGCGATGTCCATGCGATTTTGAATCTGGTAGCCTACCGCTGAATTTATTGACGGCATTATCTCGTTGAACTCGTAGAACGGACGTTTTTGCCTGGACAGTACCGTTTTATCGGCTTCCGCCCACTGCTCACCACCGCCTAGGTACATGCCTTCACATTTACGCGCCTGCTCCATATATTGCAGGTGACCTCGATCTTTACCATACAGATACCTGTGCCAGTTCTCGCGGGCTGCGTCATCGAATCCGGAAACAGTTTGTTTAGTCATGGCAATTCCTGCAATGCGTGTGATGTTGATTATTTTTTTCTACGCTAATTATGTTTTTATTTCAAGCGATTATGCAGATTGCGCCGTGCCTGAATTGCTTGTTATATTTTTAAGCCGGTCTCGCCAGTTCTTTTCTGGCTTGGCTTGTGCTTTTGGTTCTTCGTGCGCTACGCACATTAAGCCAAAAGCGTCTGCACCATGACTCGCCCAATCATGCTCAGGTCCAAGGCCGATATTGCGCGTCTCGTCCTTTTTTTCGTGATACCAGCCCAGTGCATCCAACCCTGGCGCGCACTTCTCTTCGTCAAACCACATCGCACCGAATAAGCGACGACCTTCCTCGATCCTCGCCTTGGCTGCACCTTTACCCTGATTTGGAATTACCGTCACCGTATAACCGACAGCTTCAAGCGAGCTTTCGTATGACACGTCATTTACGCGATCCTGCGTCTTTCCATCGTGAGGCAACCAGATTTGCGCCTTGTCAGGTGTATATCCCTGTTCACGCAGCCAAATAACATGCGCCGACAGGGGTTGTCCGACCACCTCATAGTAATTCAGTACCCTGATTTCCTTGCCGATAAACTGCGCAGCCCACATCGCGAAAGCGTCTGAACGCGCTCCAGTGCCGCCGATGTCGCAGAACAGTCGTATTGTCATCAGCGGGTCAGCAGGCACACGACCTATACGCCGTTGCAGTTTGGCAGCGGTGATTCCTGCGGCGTAATACGCTCCGGTTAGAACAGTGATGTAGCCGCCTTCCCAGATGTAATTGTAGGTGTCAGGACGCTCTGCTAAATCTTTAAGGCGTAACCGCTCCAGAATGGCAGGAAACCACGGATTATCACGCCAGTTCATTTCCTCCACTTTAACGCTAGTGTCTTTACTATTCCTAAAACGCAGATCAGTCGCGCTACCCTTGCGCTTAGGGTTCCATGTTACCCATAGCTCAGAATCTTCTTCGCGTAGTGTCGGAATCAGCACCTGCCATGCCTCTTCCGTGACTGGCTCTGCCTCATCCACCCAGCACAACAATATGCGCGACTTGGATTTGACTGAGTCGATATTCCGGTCAAGCCCGGCAAACTTGTATTCCACACGTCCGCATTTGGTTCTGATGTACTTCTCGCCTATGTCGTAAAACTTAGCAAGCCACGGCTCAGACTTGATCGCAGCCTTGATTTCTTCCATTGAGCTATCATCGAGCGAGTTCATAAACTGCCTGCCGCACAGGATAATTCCTTCGCGTCCAGCCTTAGCCCATATATAACCGCGCACCGCCGTCATCTTGGCAAACGTGCGCGTTTTCGCAGAGCCGCGTCCGCCATGCGCGCCGCGAATGGTTGCCTTACCATCAAAAATAGGGATTAGTTTCGGTGGGATTTCAAGCCGACGAGTGGTCATTTCAACACACTTTCCATGATCGGCACCAGGTTGATCTCGTAGATGGCAGCATATTACTATAATTTTTTTCCATGCGATTAGTTATCACTTCATGATATGCCTAGTTATACCAGGTGCTGGGTAACTAACCCCGGCTGGCAATGGAATTTTTTTTTCGACTGCCGGATTTTCTGTAATTTTTTCCGTCATGAATCCTGTGCCTTTATTTTTACCGCCACTTGCGCGGATAAAATCAACCTCAACTTTTGCGCTGTTGATGATGGTCTGGGCTAATTCCGACTTGGCTTTCGCCAGCGCTATATCTTCTGCGCTTGCTCCAACTTTAAGCGCGAGCAGCGATTCAAACAAGATGTTGCGCAGGGTGGCGATGTTGTTAGTTTTTTGTGGCATGATTTTTTTCCTTTTTATTGATTTGACGGTTAAGCGCGCCGCGCAGTTGTATAAGCGTGGCAATCTCTTTTGGGTAATTATGATAACTATTTCTTTTCATGTTTTCTGCACGGCTGATACAGGCAAGGTTTTCGATAACGATATTTGATTTATTCCCATCCTTGAAAATAATGCAATGGTTTTTTGGGATTGCTCCGTTGTGCGACATCCATAACAAAACATGGACATAGACATAATCGCGTTGCGTGCATCCGGTGGAGGTAATTTTTCTGCGCAGATACCCATCGGCAGATATTGATTCATAGCCTATTGGATGCGCGTTGTGAGGTGGGTGGCCTTTTTTGAAACAGGTTTCTTTTGATCTTCCACCAGCGAAAAAATGCCTCCCTTTATTCCATGCCTCCTGCCCTTTAACAAAACGCGTCCTCTTTCCTTGTTCGCAAGACAGTCTACCGGAATCTGGTGATTTTAGAAATTCAGCAGATTTTGCCAGTTTTAGCTCACTGGCTTTTGAATAAATCGAGTGGCGTGCTCGGCCAATTATATCAACCAGGCGACATGCGCGCGTGTCAGGATAATACTTTCGCAACAACTCAATCTGTTCGGGCGACCAAAATTGCCGTGGTGGCCTGATATTGCGAGATTTAGTCATGTCTTATCCCCTATATATTTCAGATTCGCGGTTCATTTTCAGCTCTT